AGTCGGTGGACACAACGCCGACCGCCAGCGACAGCTTAGGTAACACAGACAAATACCAGGACAACTCTCTTGCAACGCAGGCACGCAAGAGAGTAGCCACAAGCACGAGTCCGGAATAATGACTACGGTACATATTGGTGCTTGCGCCGTAGAACTGAAAGGCCACGCCGATGCGCCACGCAACGAACAGGATCATGACCTGGTATGCGCTGCTATTTCTGCCCTTACCTGCACGCTGGCGGAAGTCGTGCGTAGGGCGTATGTAGCTGGCGCTCTACTGTGTGAACCACAGATCAAGATTTCTCCGGGAAATGTGTGTATTTGTTGCGCACCGATGGCAAATGAGAGTACGGTGCTGGCAGCGTTTACCTTTTTTCGGTGCGGGATGGAAATACTGGCCGAGAGCTATCCGGGGCACATCCAAATAAGCTGAAAGGGGGGGTGACATGATCGCCCCCTCTTTTGTTATTATGCGAGTAAAGGGTTCGTCCACCTGATACGGACAGAAAGGAGTTCCTATGAGAACAGACAAATTAATGCCCATGTTGCTGCAGCTTTTCGATGGTGAGGGCGGTGCAGCAGACGGCACTGGCAGTGCGCCCGCCACGCAGAACAATACGGCAGACAATACTGCGCCCGCCACGCAGGATGGTGCTCATGAGAGCACAGCGGAAGACCTTGACAAAGAGTTTAAGGCTCTGATTAAGGACAAGTACAAAAATGCGTATCAAAAGCACATCAACGCTGCAATGCAAAAGCGGTTCCGTGCTGATGAAGCCGCACAGGCACAGTATGACAGGGTGTTGCCCCTGCTTGATATGCTGGGCGAAAAGTACGGCGCAGACGCTACGGACCCGGAGGCACTCATGCAGGCCCTGGAAGACGACAACAGCTTTTACGAGCAGGAGTCAGTGGAGAAGGGTGTGCCAATCGAGTCACTGAAGCAGATGCACAAGCTGGAGCGTGAAAACGCTGCATTCCGCCAGGAAATGCAGGAACGCGAACGGCAGGACGCAGCAGCACAGCAGTACCAGCAATGGCTGGACGAGAGCGAGGCGGTCAAGTCCTTGTATGGGGACGCATTTGACTTGGATGCAGAACTGGCAGATCCTGAGTTTGTCTCTCTGTTAAAATGCCCCGGCATCACGCTAAAGACTGCCTTTGAAGCACGCCACCTTACCGAGCTCACCGGTGGCGCAATGCAGTTTGCCGCTCAGAGTACAGCGAAAGCCGCTGCAGACACGATCCGCTCACGCGGTCATGTGCCGAAAGAGAACGCATCTTCTACCGCTCCTGCGGTCAAGACTTCTGTCAACATTGCTGCCTTGACAAGAGAGCAGCACCAACTCATCAACAAGAAAATTGCGACAGGGGAATTGAAAACGCCGGAGGATATCAAACGATTCCTTAGCGGCAAGTAAAAACCGATCCTCTGTCAGAAACGGAGGAAACATGAATAAGAAAATGAACCTGCAGCTGTTCGATGGCACCGCCAACATGGCTGCAACGACTGACACCGGCCTTGCGGCTGAAATCAAGGAATATTACATTAAGGAGCTGCTGGAGAACGCCAAGCCCAAGTTGGTGCATGGTCAGTTCGGGCAGAAAAAGCCCATTCCGCGCGGCTCCGGCAAGGTAGCAGAGTGGCGTAAGTTTTCCAGCTTGCCGCCTGCTCTTACCCCGCTTGTTGAAGGCGTAACGCCTAATGGCACCAAACGGACTGTGACCGCCATTAAGGCCACTGTGAGCCAGTATGGTGACTACATTAAGCACACCGATATGCTGCAGACTGCCGCGTTCGATAATGTGATCGTGGAGGACTGCAAAGAGCAGGGCAACCAGGCGGGCAACACCATTGACCTGGTGACACGAAATGCTATGCAGGCAACCACCAGCGTGGCTTATGCCGGCGGCAAGACTTCTCGTGATACACTGACTGCGGCTGACAAACTGACCGTGGCTGATGTAAAGAAGATGGTCAACGAGCTGAAGCGTCGGGATATTACCCCCATTGATGGCTACTATGTCTGCATTATCCACCCTGATGTGGAGACGGATATTATGCTGTCCAGCGAGTGGGAGGAAATGCACAAGTATGCGGATACCACCGCTCTGTTCGAGGGCGAGATCGGTAAGATTGGCAAGTGCCGTTTTGTCGACTCTTCCAACGCTAAGATTTACAAGCAGACTTCCGGCTCCAAGCTGGCTGTGTACGGCACGCTGTTCCTGGGCGCCAATGCTTACGGCGTTACCGAGCTGGATGGTCTGGGTCTGGACTATATCGTTAAGCCGCTGGGTTATGGCGATGATCCGCTGAACCAGCGTAGCTCCACCGGCTGGAAGGCTACGCACGGTGCAAAGATTCTGAACGAGTATGCCATCATTCGTTTTGAGAGCTGTAGCTACCGCAGTGCAGACACCAGCACCACGGAAAACTGATTGGAGGACTATTAAGAATGGCTGAGAAGAAAGAAACGGCTGAGAAGAAAGAAACTGCACCTAAGTGGAAAATGGTGCCTGTGCTTATTCCGCTGGACCCGATGAACAACGAGAGCCACATGTTTGCTTCTGTGGCGGGCGTTGGCTCATATCAGATCGAGCGTGGTGTCCCGGTAGAAGTGCCGGAGCCGATTGCAGAGGTAGTCAACCGCAGACTTCAGATGGATGCAGAGAACGCCAAGCTAATTCAAAAGCTGGCTGCACAAGCAGCCGGTATGTAACCGACAAAGGGCGGACGGAATATTCCGTCTGCCCTTTTTACTATGAGGAGGGAACAACAATATGACGATTGCGGAAGCAGTCAACCAGGCGGACAAGCTGTGCCCCAACACGACCTTTTCGATGAACGAAAAAATCGCCTGGCTGAATAGACTTGATAAACAAATCAAATTGGAAATTATGGACGCCAGAGAGGGCGCACCTGCCTTTGCCGGGTACACGGAGAAAACGCCGAATACCCAGGAACTGCTTGTGCCGTCTCCCTATGACGAACTTTATATACATTACTTGCAGTCCCAAATGCTGCTGTACACCGGTGACTTCAACCGATACAGCGCTGTAAATTCTGTATTCAATACAATGCTGGCCTCATTCCGTAACCAGTACAACCGCACGCACGCGGCCAAGAATGTGCCGCTGCGCTTTTAGGAGGTGCGAGTATGCAAAGACCAGTGCTTAGCAATGTGAGCAACAACCGAGAGATGATCTCCACATTCCTGGGCTATAACCACCGAGTTGTGCAGCAGGCTGGCGAGTTCTTTAATACCGAGAATATCACCTTGGACGACTACCCTATGCTATCCAATCGCGCACCGATGAACCGGTACAAGTATCCGGAGTTTGATGGCGAGGTTGTAGGTGAAATTTATACATTAGATGGTGATGAGCGTGTGTACAATCGGATGTCGATTGTGAATAGTGCGTTTCAGGTCCACAAATATGGCAAAGCAGGGGACGAAATAGGAAGCTCTTTGGAACCGAAAATTGTAGTTTGGAGGGTTATGACCATTCGCTACTTTATTCGTTTTAAGGCGGCATTGAAAGAAAAAATTTCGGTAAGATTAGGACCAGATGGTTCGGATCCGTATGGTTTCGATGAAGCAGTTTCGTATGTTGGATTTGAAGCTGCTCTGTATGGTGATGTGTGTATTCATATTGGATCAGACGAGCACACTTTTGATAATGGCGTTTTTTTTGCGCTTGGCAAGAATGTGAAGATGGAAACCGAAACGGATAAAGTCTTAGTGGTCGATACGATCTATAGGGAACATGAATTGGAAGCAAAAAGACCCATTTACAAGGACGAAACACAGCAGAACGCTTCTGATAAAGAAATTATTGATGCGTTAGAGCAGGAAAGCCTAAACCATACACAGAACGATGTAGATTGGCTTAATACACGTGATCCACGAGCATTTACATTCATTGATGTGGCGGCTTCCGGTAAGAATGTTGGCTGCCTAATCAAAAATCAGCAGATCACAGCAGCATTCAATGATGTTTTGTACTATGGCGGAGGTCATTATAGCTTCAGAGAAAAGCTGTCTGAATTGCAAGCCGTGGACGGCAAATTGCAGTTGTTAAACTTCGGTACGAAAATCCTAATCTTCCCATACGGATTGTATTTTGACACGGAAGAACCGGACAAGGGTGTGCTGCCGCTGGCCTTCGACAAGACGACTGACACTTATTTCAGCTGTGGTATGTGCAGTGCGGACGGTGCTCCGTACACGCGGTTGATATATAGTGCTGCAAAACCTGCCGGTGCTGCTGTAGGTACTTATGTTGTGCGGTCAAGCGGTGACCTAATGGCCGTGCGAGGCAATGGCGAGTTCAATACGGTTGCGGCTGCCAGCGCGTGGAAGCGGCAGGATAAAGACCCTGGCACAAAAGGCAATGACTATTGGCTGGATACCACCGGGACAACAGGTAGCGGACTTAAAAAATTTAGTCAGGGTACGCTATACAAAAATGAAGATGGTGCTTGGGTGGCAGTCGATAATGTGCTGTTTTCAAATACTTGGTTCTACGCATACTGGGTAGATACCACTAACGATGATGCACCTGTGTTCAAGGCTTATTCTGCCACAGCAGACGATTGGATCGCGGTTCCGGTGACCTATGTGTTTGTGGACACGACAGATATCAAAGACGATATACTTACTTCCATTAAGGCAGGTGATACGGTCAAGTTCTCGGTGTCTGCAGGCAAGAGTGTGTTCGTTACCGAATGGGCGAATGTACATTCTGTAGCCGATGACGGCAGCCGGCTGATTGTTAAGGGCCTTCGGCGTGCTATTGATTCCACATATCACTGTCCAAACAGAATAGAAAAAGTGCTTCCGGAATTTGACTTTGTCACTGTAGCACAAAACCGCGTGTGGGGCTGCAAGTACGGCAAAGATTCCGCAGGTAAGCATATTAACCAAATCTACGCCAGCAAGCTGGGCGATCCGACCAACTGGTATTGCTTCGAGAATACAGCATCTGACTCTTACGCATTGTCCCTGGGCGATGACGAGCCGTTTACCGGCGCAGTGTCCTTAAACGATATGCCGTACTTCTTCAAACAGAATAAGATCTATGGCATTTACGGCGGCTATCCGGCGGCATACCAACGCATTGCCATTGAAGATCGCGGCGTTGAAAATGACTGCTCCGGCTCATTGGCGGTGCTGAATGGAGCAGTATTCTATAAGTCGCTGGACGGCGTGTGTGTATTTGATGGCAGCACGGTGACCAACATTTCCGCTGCCCTGGGTAACACACGATACACAGAAGCCAACGCCGGAAGTTCCCTTGGCAAGTATTATATTTCCATGAAGAACGAGACGGACGGCGGCTACGAGACCTTTGTCTATGACCTGAATACCGGCCTGTGGGTGCGTCTGAACGGAATGCGGTATCTGCACTTTATCACGGATTACACCGGGTCGGTCTATGCAATGGACCCGAACTGTATTTTCCATGAGCTTGGCCGACACAACGAGACCGCTTTGTCCGGACTGGAACTGTACAAAACGGAAGACAAGGTGGAATGGTACGCGGAGACCGGTGCCATAGACTTTTCGTACCCGGATAAGAAGATCGTCAGCCGTATTAACCTGCGGGCTAAGATTGCGCTGGGCGCTGTGCTCAAAGCGTTTATTCAGTACGACAGCAGCGGGCAGTGGATCCAAATGGGTGTGTTGACCGGTAATGGTACACCGAAGACGGAAGTATTGAATATCGTTCCGCAAGCCTGTGATCACTATGCGCTGCGGTTGGAAGGCTGCGGAGATGTTCGGGTGATCAGTATTGCAAACACAATGACTTTAGGGAGTGACTTATGACTTTTAACATTGGCAAGCCGTCTGACGGCGTAACGGATAGTCAGCGGATACAGCGTCTGTATCTGTACCTGAACCAGATGGCAGATAAGTTGAACTATGCGCTGAACAACATGGATGAACAGAACCTGACGCGGACTTTTTTGGCGTCATTAACCAATGGCGGAGATAGTGATCAGCAGAGTACAAAAGGCCTGAAAACGGAGCAGGTAGACGAGATGATCCGGGACGGTCGGTCATCCGCTCTACTGTTCAGCGGGAGTACCGCAAAGGCTGGCGATACGATCACTCTGAATGACAGCGTGGACAACTACCGCTTTCTGCTTATCCGCTTTAGCAATAGCTGGATGCACGCCCTGTGCCCTATTCTGGATGGAGACCGTAGCTGCACTGCCGTTCGCGGATCGCATACGAACATTAGCGCAACAAACAGCTTTACTGTGTGGTCCGTGGACGGCGACTATGCAGGAAATAAGGTAACGATCGACAACTGCTATTCTGCCAATGTGAAAAGCGGCAGCGTGACGATCACAGCACGAACAATATCGTATATATGGGGGATCAGATAAATGGCAAAGAGCAAACCGAAGAAAAGCAAGCCCAAACAGACGGCTGCGCAAAAGAACCTAAGCAGCTGGACAAAAACAGTCAATAAGTATAGCGGCGGATGGACCAATTCCAAGGACTATAAAGCACTGATGAAGTCCAAGGAAAAGAAGGACATGGACGCCAGTGTCAAAGGCTACAATTCTCTGTTAAACGGCGGCTATGGCGGGTATGCCAAGGCAAACGGCTTGACGGACTATACCGCCCGGCTGCAAAACATGTTGGGTGGCATCTTAAAGTCAAAGTTTTCTTATGACGCAGACAATGACGCTGCATACCAGGCCTACAAGGCACAGTACCAGGCGCAGGGCCGTAATGATATGCTGGACACTATGGGCCAGATGGCGTCAGCAACAGGTGGCTATGCCTCCTCTGCGGCGACTACGGCGGGTAATGCTGCCAACCAGGCACAGCTGAACAATCTGTCTAATATACAGTCGCAGCTTTTATCCCTGGCATATCAAAAGTATGACCAACAGCAGCAAGGCAAGCAGAACGCCTATGACCTTCTTGATAGTGTGAATCAGCAGCAGTATGGACGGTATCAGGACGCTGTGGGCAACGCCTATAACAAGATGGATTACAACACGAATCGGTTCAATACTTCCTATTCCAACGGTTACACGAAATGGAACGATGATCGCAGCTTTGCCTCCGGTCAACAGCAGTATTACGGCAACCTGAACGAGAGCCAGCAGGCACGCAAACAGGAAAGGGCTATTGCCGATCGGAATAACAAACTGCAGCGTAAAATTCTTAACAAGAAGTAAGGAGGAATTGGATGAGTTACAGTTCTAAGACCAGAAAAGCGCTTGGCAAGGTGAAACAGTCTGCGGCAACCAAGAATGCACAGAAAAACAGGAACGACTATGACAAAAAACTCAGCGCAATTGGACCTTACCGTAACGGTACATTCGCTAAGATGGTAGAGGGTGCGGTGGATGATATTCTCAATCGCCGTGCCCAGTCTTCCAATTTCGGCAACGCTGATGTGTTCGGCGATTATGCCAGAGACTATGCGGCGCTTTCTAAGCTGGCAGCAGCGGACACGCAGACTAACGCAGAAGAGAATATGGCCGGTGGCTATGACACGGACTACACCGTGCCTGCTGCCCAGCAGAGCTATATGAACGGATTGGCCGGTCAGAATGAGGACTTGCTGTCCAAACTGTCTACGGCAAACCAAATCCACTCCGGGGAAATGGATAATAAAGCCGCCGGTGGGCAGCGAGCCAACGAGGCCGGTGCGTTTGATTACCAAAAGTACCAGGACAAGGTGGAAGCTTTACAGAATGCACGCTCTCTGTGGGACGCAGCGGTGGAAAAGACCGGTGCGGTAGATAGCCAGGCATACAGTGATAACCTGTCCTTCCTTAGCGATATGGCTAAATACGAGGGCAACTTGGGTGAGAGCAAGGCGGACAGAGCGCTCTCCAAGTGGAAGGCTGATCAGGATTACCAGCTGGATGTACTGCAGTGGAAACGGCAGCAGGAGGAAGCTGCCAAGGCTGCAAAAGCTGCCAAGGCCGCAAAGGCTGCACGCTCTTCTCGCTCTTCCAGATCCAGTGGACGCGGTGGATACGGTGCTGGTTTTGACACTGGCGGTAAGAGAAAAAATAAGGTGAAGCCGGAATATCATGGCGTACCAAAAAGTGAGATACTCGCTTTGGGGTATGGCCCAATCAGCGAGGCAAAATTCGACTACCTTATTGATAGCAAGGCGGTTGAGATTAAAGAGGATAAAAACGGTAATCTGCATGTGAAAAAACGCAATGTGAGCATACCGCCCAATCCCGGGAAGCCGAACTTTAGTTTGGGTACAAAACTGTTTTGAATGGCGAGGAAAAACTATGGATATTAGAAAAAGCAAAAATTTTGCCAAAGTGGTACAGCATTCTGGTGCAGCTGAGCGCGTTGCTGAGGACACAAGAAAAAATTCCAGATTTTACGATCCGAAAAAGAAAAGATATGAGTATGACGACCCGGAAGAGGAGATCGCTGATGTATTGGCCCGCAATAGCTATAGGCGCAATGAAGTGCCTGAATATCATCAGCAGACGCCGGAGGAGAGCCTTGCACAGCGGCGCCAAATTATCCGTGCGGCCGATGATCGGAGCGATCTTGAACGCTTGCAGGATGAGCGTAGGTCCTATGCACGGCAGTATGGTGGCCAAACACGCAACACCATAGACAAGCTAATTGGTATCGCATTGGAGCGGACGGATAGCGAGCGCGCCGCAAAAATGCAAGAAGAAGCCGATCGGCACATGGCTGCGCTGGATGAATATGATAAAAAGATCCAAAAGATGGAGGAATACGAGCGGCGACAAAAAATCGTCGACAAATATTCGGATATTCCTAATCAAAAAGATTATGCTGCTAAGTCAAAGCAGATCGACAAGTCCAATCAGGACGATGTATATCGCAAGGTGAACGGATTGTCTGAGTCCATTGCCAGCGTTGCCAGTAATATAGGCACGGACAATGTGGCGATGTGGAATAACCGCATGACCAAAACGATGGACGATGAGAAATATCGCCAAATGACTGATGTGCAGCGGGGCACATACAATTATCTGTATAATACACAGGGCGCAGACGCTGCAAATGAATATATATCAGCAATTAGCAAGGATTTGCAGCAAAGAGCAACCGAAGCTGCTGTGGAGTCGCAAAAGGAAATGGTTAAAGACGGTGCTGTTGGTGCCACCGTGGCAAATATCGCTTCTGTTGGTGAAAATCTAATGAGTGCACCGGGTTTTATCACCAGAGCAGCAGCTAAAGCAACCGGCCATTCCGTAGATGATACATACGATATTTTTAATCTGTCCGGGAAGATGGCTAACGCTACTCGCGAAACGACCGCAGAAGAAATTGCGAATCAGGACTATTGGAAAGATAAAAATACTATTTTTGGAAACACCGGTTCTTGGATCTACAATGCAGGAATGTCTATGGCTGATTCGGTCGCTGCTATGCTGGTCGGCAAGAGTCTCGGCGTGGGCTTAGCAGGGGGTGAAACGAGTGGTGCAACACTTGAAAAGGTAAAGAACATTACTAAAAAAGCCACCTCACTGATCATGTCATCACAAATGGCAACGCAGACGGTTACAGACATGAAAGAAAAGGGCTTTTCTGACGATCGTGCGCTGGGCGTAGGTGCACTGTATGGCGCAGTTGAATATATCGCTGAAAAGCTCGGTTTAGGTGGGATCCTAAGTGCCGGCGGCAATGTGTTTGCACGCCTTGCAAAGAGTTTTGCGGCAGAGGGTTCGGAAGAAGTAGCAAGTAATATCCTTGATCGCATTGTCGATACACTGGCAAACGGCAACCAAAGCGAAATGATGGCTGCTTTTGATGAATGCCGTGCCCAGGGGTTGAACAATTCCCAAGCGCTTGCCAAAGTCGTGTCTATGGCCGGTCAAGAAGATTTATCAGCTTTCTTAGCCGGTGGCCTGTCCGGTATGGCGATGAGCGGCGCAAACGAAGCAATCATGTCTGGAGAACGGCATTTGCAGCAAGATAGCTATGGCAAGAATGTACGCAGTAACGGAAATGCAAAAAAGTTGATTGACGCCGGGTTGACAGCAGATAAGAATTCTAAGCTGTATCGCATTGCCGCCGAGCTGGATGATGCAGAGGATAGCGGCAAAACTATATCCAAGCGGCAGCTGGGAAAGCTGGCTATGGAAATGCAGACCAGCGATGATGCTGCGACTACGCAGGCTCAAAAGACCGTGCTGGAGGACGCTGTGCGCCAACGGCTGCAAGACAGCGGCGTTAAGAACGTGGACAAGGCCGCCAATCGCTTTGTGAGCAGCTATTTTGACGGCGAAGGGAAGATTAAAGGGGACAAGACCACAAAGGCCTTGTACGCCGAGCTGCAGGACAATAGCACTGACTGGGCACAATCCACTACCCGCAGTATGGCCTATGAAATGCTGCGTGGCGGTTCTTCTGCTGCATATATGAATGAACTGCTTGTAAACCCAAAAGCAAAAGGGTATAATGAGTTCAAGGACACCTATGGTGGTATCACTGAGGCTAAAATTGCCCAGTTGGAGCAGGAACGCTTAGAACAAGAACCTGCCGAACAGAGAGAGACTGAGCACGGCTCTGCGGACACGAGTTATAATGCGCTGGTCACTGAAGCTGCCACGCCGGTGGATTTGCAGCGGGCAGAGCCTGTGCCGGAGAGCCAGGTGAAAGGCGTTCTTAAGGTGCAGGACGGCCATACCGTGGTTGAGCTGCAAGACGGCACAAAGACCACTACGGATTATTTGCAGTTCAACAACCCCAACACCAAGGCGGTTTACAAGAGCGCTGCCAAGTTTGGCTCCCTGGGCGCTTATGCACTGGTGAAAAATTACGACAGCAAGGTCAACCCTTATTCCTATCTGCACGCGGCGGAGAGCTTTTACAACGCCGGTGCGTCAGGCAAGATTACATTTGACCAGGCAGCCAATACACTGTCTGCACCGATTGAAATGGGGATTATGGACCGTGGTGCTGCCAATGAGTTGTTCCTGAGCGGTCAGGAGCAGTCTAAGGAGATCGGCACCACCAAGACCGCCGTTACCCAAGCAAATAAGAACCAGGGCGGCGTTGTAACGCTGACCGGAGAAGCTACGGTTACCCCGCAGGAAAAGGAAGTCCTGGATCGTGTGGCGGCAAAGACCAAGCTGGACATTGTGCTGGACGGCAGCCTGGAAAGCAACGATAACGGCTATATTGATCCTGCCAATGGCAAGGTGGTGCTGAACCCGGACAGTGGGCATATCTACGCCACGCTTATGCACGAGCTGGGCGAGTACACCCACGCCTACAACACGGCGGAAATGCTGGACGCCTGCCGGCCCATCGTGGAGTATATGCTGGCAACCGGCGATTATGCGCACGATGACAAGATTGACCTGCTGCAGAAGTATGTAGATGGGTACAGCGAGAACGGCAAGCAGTATTCTATTGAAGATGCCGTCAGCGAGATGATCTTTGACTTCATCAGTGGTGAAGCCAGCACGCAGGAGGGCGGCGAGAAGTTCGCCAAGTGGCTGGCGGAAAATACAGACCTGACCCAAAAAGAAAAGAAGTCCGTTATCGAAAAGATCAAGGACTTCTTTACAAAGCTGCTGGACGCTGTGCGCAGCGTGATTGAGGGACAGGGTACACTGAATACCGCTGCACGAGCCGGTCAAAAGGCGGCGCAGCAGGTGCCGGTGCTGGACGACTTCTTTAACGCACTGGACAATGCTATTGACAACCGACAAAGAATGCTGGATGGTGACACGGCGCAAAAAAACAGCACCGGAGAAAAAACCGGTGCAGATGTGCGCTTTAGTATCAATCCGGAGTTTGAAAAGAAATACGACCAGTGGGATAAGAAGACCTCCGGTTTTTCGTTCCGTGTAGGCACAACTTCCAAGGTGCTGCAACAGTTGGGCGTTGATAACCGCAAGATTTGGTGGGACGCTTCTAAGATCAAGAAAATCAAAGTCGATCACCCGGCTATGACAGACACGGTGATTAAACAAGTACCGAATATTTTGGAAAATCCCATTTTGGTGATGGAGTCTAAAACCAAGGAAGGTCGTTTGACCTTGTTCGGTGAAGTCTATGACCAAAAGAATGAACCGGTGCTCGCTGTACTGCTTTTGAACCCGACTGACCGGGGCGGAAATTCAATAAATATTCTGAAAGTGGCCAGCGCTTATGGAAAGGACACCAATGCACAAGGGCTGATAGACAACAGTAAGATTTTGTATGTGGAGCCAAATAAAAAACGAACCCAAAACTGGCTGTCGGTTAATAGGCTCCAATTGCCGTTACCCAGTTCCAGTTATGGGTTCGTTAACACCATTGTAGCAAACAAGCCGTCCGGTGTCAATACTCATTCTATGCAGAATGGGCAAAAAAATGCACAGAACGGCAAAAAAAACACCCGACATTCCTTGGAAGTGGACAGCCAGGGCAACGAACTGACGGAGGCGCAGCAGCGGCGGTATAAGAATGTGGCGCCGGAACTGCGGGACGAGGACGGTAAGATCAAACCGTTCTACCACGGTACTGCCAGAGCGGACCGGGTAGGTTATGTGTTTGACCCCAAGCGGGCAACCTCCGGGCCGATGGCGTATTTTACGGATGATCCGGATATTGCCACAAATTACAGCAGGGATAAAGCAGATACTTCTCTCGCCTATGATAGCGATTATGACAGCTACGAGACCCAGTTCCAGGTAAACGGCAAGCCGGTTACAGAATACTGGAACACCTTGACCGCAGCTGAAAAGAAAGCAATGACCGAGAAGATCAAGCAGGTCACGCTGGACGACAACGATAACATTGTCTTGGAGCCCGGCAATCAAATAGGCATTGGTAGCTTTAGCGACTACGAGCTGCACCGTGCCAAGGGCAATGCGCTGTCCGTACTGGTAGATATGTGGCTTGGTGATGGAAATCTTTGGAACGAAGAAAGCCGTTTCTTGGATGTGCTAAAAGCGGTGGGTATTGATCAGGCCCAGTACAACGACCCGGACTACCGGGAAGAAAAGGTGTATCAGGCTTATCTGAATATTACCAATCCGTACAATACCGGCAAGCTGGATCAGTCCTTTATTGATGATTTGCAGTCGTATGTGGACGATGCAGACATGAGCCGGTACGACACAGACAATGCCCAGGCGGATATGTGGGATAAGAACGGCATTCCTATTGAGGATTGGCTGGAGCGGTTGCAGGACGATTTGGACAACGGCACAACCCATGCTTGGACCACGGTCCCGGATGTAGTCACAGACTTCTTGAAGGACAGCGGCTATGACGGCATTGTAGATCAGGGAGGCAAAAACGGCGGCGATCAGCATACGGTTGCGATTCCGTTCTACTCCAATCAGATCAAAGAGGTTACCAATGGTAATCCTACCGACAGTCCGGATATTCGGTACTCAAAGCAAATAGAGGTTGACGAATTTGACGAGGCCGGATATGATGTGATTAACACCACCGGCAAAAAGGGATATGCGGACTTAAAGCGTGAGGTTATGACTTGGGACACAGACAGCCACATGAATGAGGTGCGCTGTATTACCATTGGCAGCGGATTTTATGCTTACAAAATGCTGGATACGCCCACAAGGGATATT